ACGGTGACGCCGCTGTTCGGGATCGTGATCGACGTCGCGACGCCGAGCGCCTGAAAGGCGCTGTTCGTCACGCCGCCGTCGAGGCTCGTCGAGTAAGTGATGCCGGCGACGCCCTGCGTTCCGCCGTTGCCGTAGGTGATGACGACGTCGAAGTCGTCGACGATGTTCGCCGGCGTCGCGACGGTGTGCGCCGCCGTGCCGCCTCCCGTCGTCGTGACGGTCCCCGCGGTGGCCGCCGTCGATGAAGCAGAACGAATGAGGACGACCGGCTTGCCGGCGACGTCCATGTGGTACGCCGCGACCTCGACGAGCGGACCATACTCGTACGCGGCGAGCGCGAGATCGCGCCGCGCGAACGACGCCGGCTGGTTGACCGTGCCGGACTGCGACGGCGCGATGATCGCGAGGATCCCGTCGGCGCTCGGTTTGACGACGCCGGTGTTTCCGTCGCTCTTGAAAATACTGACGCTCGGAAGCAAAACTGCACCTCCGTCGGCGGGCGTGGCGGCTCAGCCGCTCTCGCCCGCGAGTCGCTTCGTGATCGCGCCCATCGGGAACGCGACGTCGCTCTCCGCATCGAAGAGCGGGTGTCGGAAGATGAGGCCGGCGCGGAGCTCTCGGCCGAACGCGTGCTCGACGGGTTCGACCGTCCACGTCACGTCGGTCCACGTGGCGTTCGCGCGCGCCGTCTGCTGCACGGCGCGGACGACCCACTCGAAGAGCGTCTCGACCGCCTCGATCTGCGCTGCCTCGTCTGTGGGCTTCGTCCTGTCGAAGGCCCAGACGGAGACGACGAGCTGCCGCTCCCAATCGAAGAGCGCCCGCGTTGTGATGGTGTTCGGCGCCGTGCCGAACGTCCTCGGTCCGGGCTGCTGCGTCCCGACGATGCGACCGCCGCGGCCGCTGTCGTCGCTCGGCGTGAACACGACACGGTTCGCGCCGCCCGGTCCCTGGTTGACCTGCTTCGTCCGCTCACGCCAGCCGAGCACGACGACCGGGCGCTCCGACGGATCGAAGCGCCCGTTGAAGTACCCGCGCACCGAGTCGACGAGCGAGACGAGTCCTGACTTGATCGCCAATCAGCGGCCTATCGCGGTTCGGAAGGCCTTTGCTGCAGCCGCGCGGAGCACCGCGGCGAGCCTCGGCGGCATGTTCGCGCCGGCTTCGGGGAGGATGGGCCGTCGATCCTTTCCCTTCGATCGATGATGGAAGACGTAGGCGCCCGAGAGCTTCAGGATCACCGCAACGCCGCGTGCGACGGCGGTCACAGCAGAGGCGGCGTTCGGAAGCGCACGGCCGCCGTCGTGCTTCGCGGGCCAAGGACGGCCCTCGACGTCGGTGCCGGCGGCTGCAGTCTCGCGAACGAGCTTCTCGACCTCGGGCGCCGCTTCCTTCGCTGCGTTGCTCGCGAGATCCCGTAGCCGACGGATCTTCGCGGCGAACGCGTCAAGATCGGCGGTCATCCGCTCGACCGCTTTCGCGCTGATGATCCGTCCACACGTACGGACTCGTCTCGGAGTATCCGAGCGGCCCACCGCGGGAGACGCCTTCGACGGGCGTGTTCTCGCGAAGCGGGAGCTCGACGAGGCCGGTCTGCGAATCAGCGGCTTCCTTCAGCCACGCGAGCGCGTCCGACTTGTTCTGTTGGATGATCGCGTCCTGTGCGCTACCGGGGTTGTACCCGCGCTTTTGCCAGAGGACCGCGGCGACGACCTGCGCCACGTTCCAGCGGAGTGCTTCCGGATAGGGAGACGAGAACGGCGCCGCGTACCGCTTTGCGAGCCGCGCATCGAACATGCGTGACACCGCTTCCGCGACGCCGTCGACGGTTCCTGGGTAGAGCGCCTCGAGCGCGTCGACGTCGCTCGCCGGCATCGAGCCGACGAGCTTCACGTAGTCGATGTCGACGTACGCGGACACGACGCGCTCAGGCCGCCTTCGCCTTGAACATCAGGTACGGATGCCCGTAGCCGAGGACGTTGCGGCCCTTGCAGAGCCACTCGAGCTCGTCGGCGCGCGCGAGCACGGCGTCGATGCCGGTGCCGCCGCCCTGGCCGGTGTAGTAGTTGATCTTGAACGGCTCGCGGTCGACGTAGACGAACGCGCCGAGCTGCGACGCCTTCGCGAGCTCCTCGCACGCGAGGAACCACGTCGTGTCGCCCTCGAAGCCGGCGAGCTCGTCGGAGACGACGGGCTGAACGAGACCCATCGACGCGATCAGCGCCTCGACGTCCGCCGATCCCGCGCCGCCGCCGCTCGCCGCTTGCGCGATGAACTTCGCGTTCGTGAGCTGGACGGCCCTCTGCTGCATCCGCGGCGGGACGAGCAGCGTCGTCGCGCGGAGGTAGCGCGGATCCTCGCCGTTCGGCATCCGGATCGCCTTCACGTAGGCGATCGCCTTCGAGAGGTTCACGATTGCGGTGTCGAGTGGAACGCTGTCGTCGATCGGCAGCGCGCCCGGGTACGTGCCCGCGGCCGCGCCCGTGAAGACGTTCGCGAAGACGCCGTTGTCGGCGTTCACGCCGTTGACCGGGTGGTCCGCGGCGAAGAACGTCTTCTGGTCGTACGTCGTGTTGCCCGCGACGTGGCCGCTCTTCAGCGCGTTGGCGAACTGCTTCTGGGGCCAGTACGCCATGTAGGCGCCGACGTCGGCGGCCCACTTCGTCGCGAGCTCGACACCGTTGCCGTCCAAGTCCTCGAACTGCTGGCGCTTGAGGCGGAGGCCCGCGCCGGCGTTCTTGCTCTCGAACGTCGTGTAGATCGCGACGAGGTCTTCGAAGACCATCTTGCCGCCGCTGCGGCCGAGGTCCTCGATCTTCGCGGTCGTCAGGAGCCAGTTGACGAGCTCCTTCTTCGCCCCGGACTGCAAGACCTTGCAGAACCGAGACCAGTACATGTTCTCGGAGAGGCGAACGTATTCGCTCTCCTCGATCATCCTCATGTTCGACTCGAGGTCGAAGAGGAACTCCGGCGTCAGTGCGCCCATGTCACTTCACCTCCACCGCGACGCCGAGCGTGGCGTCGATGGCCCAGGCCGTGCCGAGCACGGAGCGCGTGCCCGTCGCGTCGGAGATCGCGACCGTTTGGTCGTCGACCGCGTAGACGTTCTTGCCGATGTCGTTTGCAGTGACGGGATTGGTCCCGTCGTTCTTGAACCAGAGGACGCGGATCTCGCGCTTCAGTCGGACGACGACGTCCTTGTCGGCGCCCGAGGTGTTCGCGACGGTCTCGTTGAACGTTCCCAGCGCGAACAGATCGGACTGTCCGGCGCCCGTCTCCGCGGGGATGCACTTCGCGACGGACTGGTCGTACATCGCGATGCCGCCCTTGAAGGCGGTCTTGCCGGTCGGGAGCTTGAACGTCTGGTACGCCCAGGTCTCCTCACGAAGCCGGCGTTCGGCCGTGAGAGCAGCCATCACGCACCTTCCTTCTTGGAGAGGCGGATGCGCCGTGCGTCCTCCGCCGTGAGCACGGGGAAGTACGAGTGCAGGCCATCATGGCGAATGGAGGCCTGCCGCTTGACGAGCCCCATGCGCTCGTCGAGCTTCCGTTTCTCTTCGGCGGGGAGCCGCGCCGCTCCGCCTTGTCCCTGCGTCGCGCCGCGCGTCGCCTGGACCGCTTCCGTCGTCTTCGACGCGGGCTTCTCCGCCTTGGGCGGGAGCGCCGCACAGATCTCGCGCACGGACGCGAGCGGCTTCTTCGCGAGGACCTTCGCGAGCGCCGGCGACATCTCGCGGCTAGCGAGGATCGCGGCGCGCTCCTTGTCGTCGCGCTCCTTCTCGAGCACCGCGAGCTTCGCGTTGACCTTGCGGAGCTCCGCGTCGATCGATGCGACGACGGACGTCTCCTTCTTCTCGGGCGGAGGAGCGTCGGGCTCATCCTCCTCGTCCTCCTTCTCCTCTGCGTCCGTCTTCTTTTCGGGCGCGGGTTCGGAGTCCGGCGGAGGCTCTTCGGCGTCGGTCTTCTCCGGCGCGGGAGGCTCGTCTTCCGCGTCCTTCTTCTCGGGCTCCTCGCCGTCGAACGCGGCCTTGATCGCGGCCCACGCCGCGGCCCTCTTCTCTTCATCGGCGCCTGACAAGGCGGCCTTGACGTCCTCGTAATTCATCGAGGCTCCTTTGGTGACCCTCGACGCGAGGGCAGTGACCGAGTGCGTCGCCGGCAGATTCGTGATCGCCAGGTTCAGCAGGCCGAGGACCTCTCCGGTGACGGGGTCCTGGTCGTAGGCGGGCGAGTGGTATCGCCACTCCGGAGGCTCCTTCGCGAGCCCGTCGCGGACCGTGTCGGTCCACTCGACGTCACGCGCCCACAGCTCTCCGTCGCGGACTTCGATCGAGAACCATCCGACCGCGCGACGCGACTCGAGCGGCGCGTCGACGTTCAGCGACAGATGATCGATGTCGATCGGGTATCGATTCCCGCGCTCCGCTTGCTGCGCGAGCAAGAGCGCGGCGGATCGATCCGTGAACAGCGTCGGCCCGGCGTCGGTCGGGTTCAGACCGGCGCGCCAAATCCGAAACGCGGTCGGCGGCCCGTTGGGCTCGGCGCGTTCGACACCATCCGACGCAAGCGCGTCGAGGCGTCGCAAGACTCCTTTGTGCACGTCTACGCCTCCGGTTGGTCCGGCTCGTCGCTGTCGAAATCCACGTCGACGGACTCGAGGTCGGGCTGCGGCTCTTCCACGCCGTCGTCGTCCGGGTTGCCGTCGCCGTCGGAGTCCTGCGCGATCGGGATCCCGAAGCGGTTCGCGAGCGCCCCGATGTCGACGTCGCGTCGATACGGCAGGAGGCCAGCGCGAATCGAAACGAGCGCGTCGCCGAACGACTTCAGGGCGTCCGCCTCTTGCTTGACGTCCTTCGGGGGCGTCACGTCCCAATCGACGGTGGCGCCTCCGTCATTCAGCTTCTCGAGGCCCCAACGACGGACGACGAACTGCGGGATCCCCTGCGTGTTGATCGTGTACGCGAGCGCGTCGCCCGTTTCTTTGATCAGGTCAGCGCGGATCGACTTGTGGATGTCCGCGTTCGAGAAGCCCGCGCCGCCGGTGGTCGTCACGACCTGCCCGGCAAGGGCGATCATGATCTCGGTGTCGCAAGTGTCGATCTCCGCCTGGAAGACGTCGTAGCCGCGGCCGTTCGACTCGATCAGCTTCACTTCCCAGCCGGGAGGGAGCTCGAACGTCGTGTTGACGCCCCAGCCGATGAGCTGCTGGAGGAAGCCGCGACGCTGATCCTCGGTCGCGCCGACCGGTGCCGTCGCCGCGCGCGCGGGGTTCGCGAGCTTGCCGGCGAAGTTCGATCGATAGAGCTTGGCGTGCTGCTTGTTGATCCAGGCTTCGCCGAGCGCGGTCCAGAGAC